AGGCAGCGAAGAAAGGGACAGCTACGTTACCTGTAGCAGAATCAGGCACAGCCTGGGTGCTGGAAACGTTATACCCATCAGACCGCAGCTTTACAGCTGTAGTACGCGATAGCTTGATTGGCGAGGGCAAGATCGTCGAAATTATCGAAGGCACTACGTTGTTAGCGAAAGCCGAAGGGGAAACCGTAGAAGGTATTGCCGAGCGTTTAAATGCGTCGGCGTTTGTACGTGTACAGGTTACAGGGTCCGATCTACCATCGACAACAGCAGGCGTAGCCTTTGCTGGTGGTAATAACGGTAGTGAGGTCACAGTCCTGGACTACGAAAGCTTCTTAACGGCGATTCTTGGCAATGCTACGGCGAACGCCTTTGCGTTCCCTGGTATATCCGACGAGGCGATTTTAACTGTAGCCGAAACCTGGTTACGTACGGCGCGTGAAGAAGGTTTCTACGTATCGTTCGCACGCGGCGGTACAGCAGCATGGGACAGCGACTTGTCACTCGCTAACGAGAAAAGTCAGGCAATCAATTACCGTGCTATCCATAACGTGGGTAACGGTGTCGATGGCTACACAGCTGCAGACATGGCAACGTTTATCGCAGCCCGTGTCGGGTCTGTAGAATTAAATCGCACGTTAACGGACGAGACAACGCCGTTTAAGCAGGTCAATGTACCGACAGCAGCCACACCACGCGAACGCGTAAAAGCGAAGCTTGCGGGTACGATCGTGTTTGTACAAAAAGGTGACATGGTACTGATCGACGAAGG